CACAGCGCAAACGCATTGCCTCTGCCGCATGAAGTGACAGCGATATTGAGAGAATACTGGTTGTCGTGCGGCAAACCGAACGACCGGTTTGTTTTTCCAAACCCGAACAACCCCCTGACGTTTGTCAGCAATACAGATGCTTGGCGCGACGAACTTGACCGTCTCGCATTTAAGTTTGTTGGTTTGCGCCTTGCGCGTAAAAGCAATCCACACGCGCTACGCGTTTATCGCGGTGACGATTTGTTAGTATCGTATGGTGGTGAGACTGCAAAAGCAGACGCGTTCGCAGCGCATGGTGCAGATCGTGTAAAGTTTCACTGGTTGCGTCATTTTTACGCGTCGATGTTGATTCACCAGAACACGCCGACACAGGATATTACGCGGTTGATGGGCCATTCCAGCATTCAAGAAACGGAACGAACTTACAATTTCTGGTTGCCCAAAAAACAGTATGACGATTACGCAGCCAACGTTGTTAGTGAGATGAAACTATGACAGACGACGTAGACTATGACAGCGTGCCGGTCACGACCGAAGAACGCTACGACGAAGAAACCAAAAGCATGCGCTGGGAAATCCTAATCAACGGCTGGTCAATAGGTAACAGTAGCAGCGAGGCAAGTGCTATTGAGCGGGGCAAGTGGTTGTTGCAAGACCCCGGTGGCAGAGTCACACTGCGTCGACTTGGTATAAGAGATTGGATGTTTTCTCGCACGCCGGAAGAAGTGCAGCAGCGTCGTGAGGCACAGATAGCAGCGCGGCGTGAAGAACACCGTAAACACCGTGAGCAGCAATTGAGGGAACATCGTGAGCGACGACGACAAGAAGGATGATTTGGACGCCATTGATCGTGTGAAAAACATGGAACTCCAAGAAAAAGAAATGCGGGAGGGGGTTTGGAAAGAAGGTCTGGAAGCTGTTGAAAATGCACACCGGCATGGATTGCTTGCGTTTACACAATTGCAATACATGACGTTTGCGAAGTCGGTAACGGAGCTAGACATTTCGCAATTTAAAAGCCAGCAAGAATATGCCGACACCATTGAAGATATGTTCTTTACGTTTGCTGCGCCTGTAGATACCGAATTGCAGTAACTACGCCTGCCAGCGTCCGCTGTCGTTACCCATGCTGTCCCAACCATCGCGGTCTGTCCGGCTGAACATTTCAAGATAGGGACCGTTTACCAGTTCTTCAATTCGACCATACACGCAGTCAGGCTTGCGTGAATGTTCGCGGCGCGGCTCCAATATGCCCTGACGAACGGCTGCTGAGAGTCTCTTGGGCTTGCCACGCGTTGCAAGCAAACATAGTTCAGACGATTTGCGGGTCCAGTACCCAGTGCCGAATGCCGGCTCACCTTCTTTGGTTGTTTTCATCCAAGAAAATGCGACGGTCTTGTATGTAAAGCCCCACGCATCTATCAGGCGCAGCGCGTCTGGTATGTGCGTATCAATTGTCCACATAAACATCGCGCAGTCGTCGGCTGCTGGAATTAACAGCGCCTCAAGCTGGCTTAAACTCATTGTCGGGTAATGTTTTTCGGGCGACTTGTCTTTGCCCTTTTCCGACCAGACTTTAAACGACCACGGCGGGTCAACCAATATCGCGCGGTATCCGGGGTGAACCGGTCGCATGATTTTACTTTGTGTTGTTCCAACTGTCTGCAAGCCATTTGGTGTAGACAGCGGCTTTCTGTGCGTCCTCACTTGCTGTTTCAAGCGGTCGGTCTGCATCAAACATTCTCCAAAGATATTTTATGGCGTTGCCGGCGCAGTATTTTCTAAAACCGTCGTCGGTAAGGGCGGCGCGGATGACGTCGATACATTCAATATCCACGCCATCCCGCTTGTAGTGCTTTGGGTCAGCACTACTCCCACGCATCGTTGGGTGCCGCCTGCGGTGCGCCGGGGGATGCACCGAAGCCATCATCCGGTTTCACGTAAACATCTTGCACTTTTATGTCGACGCACTTGGCACCGGACTTTGTGTTGCCTTTCCATGCGGACACTTCGTATTCACCCGGTTCAAGGACAATGCGTTCATCGACTTTGTACTTGCCGTTGCGGAACCACGGTTTGTCTCCCTTTTCATTTGGAAACAGTTTCATGCGTAGGTGTACTGTTCTGTCGGTCATAAGACGTCCTTTCGTTTTTGATGGTGTTTCTCTTTCAGGGTTTCGAGTTCGTCATGGGTACAGACTGCTACGGCGGTTGATTGAAAAGCAGACAGCTGCGCAATGTCTTCAGGCGTTTCTGCGCGTTCGATCTGTCCCAGCAGCCACAGAAAAAAAGATCCGCCGTCTGCATCGATGTGCTTGTTAAACGCGCTGACAGCGCCGCTAACCCACTGCTCTATTTCCTCGGGCGATCTTATGGTGCCAGCAGACGCGGCCTGCTGTACGACGCCCGTTACAAAGATTGATCGACTTTCGCTTTTTGATTTTGTCTGCTGCCAACTCATTTGCGCCGCCGTATGTTTTCAGCCACGTCAGCCAATTCCTGCGTGACCTGAGCGAGTTGCAATCGGACATTTGTCATGTGGCCATTGCTGTGCGCGAAATCGTCGGCGTATTGCATCTGTTCTTCATATGCCGCGCGTCGTGATAGTTGCATTTGCTTTGCCAGAAGCAGCTGGCGTTTGTTTTCCAAGTCATCACCCATGTTCCATCCCCCACATTGCTTTTGCTTCTGCTAAATTTTCCGGCGGCATTTCCCACATGAACGGGTGATCAAAATCCGGCGCAACGAAGCGCGTCATTTGAGACAAACCACGCGGCAGTCTGAGAAGGTTTTCCCGCACGACGGCTTGTATCCGCATCCGCTGTAATGATTTCAGCAAATTTTCTTCAGACAGCTGATCGCAATCCCGTTGTGCAAATGTCGTTGAGCCGTCCTTGCTGGCATAGACGAAATACAATTCCGGTTGCAGTCCGTCATCCATCAACGCTTTCCAGTAAATAGCGCCTTGATTAATGTGGTTTTGTCGGGGAGCCGTTGGCAGCTTCTTGGCCATCCACCCCTGCTTTGTGCCGTTATGGCTGTTGTCCCAAATCGTCTTCAGTTCAATAATTTTCGACGGGTCTGGGACGTAAATATCGATAAACCCGATAACCGGGATCGCACAGTCTTTAAAAAAGATTTCTACCTTGCGTTCCGCTTCGCACGGCCAAGCACCAACGATCTTTTTTATCGCGTCAATCGCATTGTCTTTAACGGCGTCAATTGTTTCGACGACACGCTCACGTTCTATGGTGTCTTTGCGTTTGATGCGTTCGTTGTAGTCGCGGGGTGGGCGTTCCTTCAGTTCCGCCACCGCACCTTCATAACTGGCGGTGCGACCGAACCGTGCTTCCGCCTTTGCGATGGCTTCCGGGTCAAAATGCGCTGCGACACCGTTGCCTACAGCGCCGCCGCCGTACATTGCAAACCCGCCCGGTATTGCGCCGCGCTGTTCGGGCGTCAGTTTCTGATACTTGTAGCACCAGACATCGATGGGCATTGTCAGCTGCGTTGCGGAAAAGTGCATCCGCGAAGTATGCCATCAAGGCATAGAATCAGTAAAGTGTAATATGCCTAATAGGTATATTTAGAAATCTATGCCGGTAATTTTGAAAACGTGAAGAACGTCTTTTTTGGCATACGTTTCGTCACGCTGCGGTGACGTTGCGCGGGTCTTGTGTCCGGTTTTTGTCGGGCCAACGTAGTACCGCACAATGCCTATTGCGCGGTCTTCTTCAGCAATCACAAGAAGTGCCAGAGTTTCTGGTTCAGGATCTTGCCGGGTGTCAACGTAGAAAGTCTGGCCGGCTTTAATAACCGGCTTGCAATCATTATCCGCAGCGATTGCGGAAAACTGTTCAGCAAACTTTTCGTTTAATGCAAACACAAGTTGGCCCACCTCTACTACAGGCTTACGCCCCCCGGCGCTGCTGTAGGTTACTGAGCCAATCAATTCCGCTGCTGGTCGCTGTAATGCGTCAGCTATTCTTAAAAGCAGGTCGGTGGATAAATTGCGGTCGCCTCTTTCTAGGCGAGCAATCTGTCCTTGCGTTATTCCAACAGCGTCGGCTAACTCAGTTTGTGTTAAACCAACCTGCTTTCTTACGTCACGTATTCTGTTCATATTATTTTTCGAATATCACGTGTTTTGATTGCATGCACATTTTGCAATTAAATAGTCCGAATGGTGTCAGGCAAAATGGCGTCAACCTGTTTTGTGTACGCTGCATATTCTCGATGATAATCGGCCAAACGAATACGCACACCGCCATTTTCGGTCGCAGATACCCTGTCCAATTCCTCCGCCCACTTCACAAACATACCTTCCTTTCCGGCTTCAACGCTGCCAAAAAAATTATCGGTGTCTGCAATCAGGCCACGCGTAGGATAAATCGTTGCCTTGCGTTGGTCTTCGGCCATTTTATCAATTTCTATCGACCCCATTTCCCTTGCCGCTTTCAAATCCGCCATCACCACCCGCAAGCCGCCAAATTCTTCTTTTATAAGTTGTTCAACGGTCGTTGGGCGGTCATGCAGGTAATAATTTTTCATTATAAAATGGTGAATCGAAATTCTGCGCATATTAGAAAACCACCATTTCAACTGGCTTTCAGCTGATGTAGTCAGTTTTGTGAAATGCAGGCGTGCTTCCAAATATGCACCCTGCACACGTCGAAATTTCTGTGCTTCTTTAATTTTTCCACGCTGCCGCTTTGTGCGCGGCACAACCATCCAGCTTGGCAATACATCTGCCAAACGATAGGTTTCCCAACCAGAGCCGTTGCAAGGCGCTTCGACCGGCTGTACCGATTCCGATATATTTTCTGATAACGCGTCGGAGAATTTAACCACTTCCGGGCTGTTGTTCGACATCACTTCCCTCGCATTGGTTAAAGTTGCTGCTTTTTTTGCATGTATAAAAAGCACATAATATTCCATTCAGGAATATATGTAAATGTTGATTGAGTCGGGTATGTCATTTTAGAGTATGCCGTAGAGGCATATTATGACACTTCAAGAATATCTCAAAAAAACATTAACGACGCAGTACGCGCTGGCCGCGCAAATGGGTGTGGAACAATCGACCATCCACAAGTGGTGTAATGGCAAGACCATACCGCGACCGGCAACGCTAGCCCGGCTGTCTGAACATACCGGCGGTCTGGTCCGGTATGAAGACTTTGTGCGGGCCAAACAGCAGGCAGCTGATGAAGCGCAGTGAATACGACATTCACGTTGCGACGGTCGATTACCTGCATGCGCTTGGGCCAAAACTAAAAAGCCATTTTTTCCACGTTCCAAACGAAGGCCGGCACACGGTCAAGTACCGCGTCAAGCTGAAACGTTTGGGCGTAAAAGCTGGCGTGCCTGACCTGCTGTTTGTTCTGCCGGGTGGACGTCTCGGTTGCGTCGAACTGAAATCCGACAAGGGCAGGCAGTCAAAGGCACAGAAAGAGTTTGAAAAAACGTGTGAGCATTATGACGTGCCGTATGTGCTGGCACGCAGCCCGGAAGAAGTTGTCGACGCGCTGCGCCAGTGGGGTGCGTTGTGAACCATTTTCAACGCAACACGCACGGTCTGTCGGTCGAAGAAGTCTGGCGGCGTCCTAATTTGCTTGAACACCATTACCTGCGTATCTGCCGTGAAAACGGCGTGACGTGGGAAGACATGCACCACGACATTCACGAAGCAGTGGAAGCGGAACTGGATGACGGACCAACAGGTTGAACTGACGCCCACAGAAGTAATGGTCGCCAGCTGGTATGGGTGCCAGCGGCGTGTAAATGCAATCAGGCAGGGCAGGCGTAACCGTTTTGGTGACGCAGATCATCGTGTTGGTCGTTCAGCGTGGGGTCTCGATGTCGAAGGTGCTGCGGCAGAGATGGCGGCAGCGAAAATATTGCAGCGGTATATGCCGTTTACGATTGGAGACACCAAGGACGATGATTTGAATGGCATTCACGTGCGGTCTACGCCGTATGCGACTGGTCATTTGATTGTATATGACGACGACCCAGACGATGCGCCGTTTGTGCTTATGGTTGGCGTGCTGCCGTCGTTCAAAGCGGCTGGCTGGATTTTGGCAGGCGAAGCCAAGCAGCTGCATTGGCTAGATGAACAGGGCGGTCAGTATTGGGTGCCGCAGGATCAGCTGCGGTCGATCGATGTGTTGCGATTGAACATGAACAACATGAACAACATGAACAACGGGTTCGGTGCGTAGATGTCTGCCGCCTGCACATCAGCTGTCTGGAACATGGACCTGCCGTCAAACGACAAGATTGTGCTGTTGAAACTGGCTGACGTTGCCGACGATGACGGACAGTCGATCTATATGGCGCAGGACACAATCGCCAAGCAGTGCGGCTGTTCTGTCAGGACTGTGAAGCGGATTTTTAAAAAATATACAGATACCGGTTTGCTGCAAATGGTGTCGCCAGCAGGGTCAATGCACAAGGCTGCGACATGGCAAATCATGGTGACACAGAGTCACGTGCCAGAGAGTCACGTGCCACAGAGTCACCCAATGACTCTAAGAGGAGACTCTAAGAGGAGTCCTAGAGGAGTAACCCTAGACTCTATGACTCCCCTTGGAGACTCATATACGACTCTTCAAAAAGATGATGTGTGTCTGTCGCTGGGTGACTGCATGGATGCGTTTGATGCGTTTATTGCAGTTGCTGACAAGCACAAGAACATACCCAAACCACGTGATCTGACAGTTGCACGACAGAAGCTGTTGCGACAGCGGCTGGAAGATGCCGGCGGCTTGTCTGGTTGGCGAGACGTACTGGCACAGGTTGAACAATCATCATTTCTGACAGGCGATGCAGGTCCGTGGGTCATTTCGTTCGACTGGCTTTGCAAGCAATCAAACTTCAACAAAGTGAGGGAAGGAAACTACCATGACCGAACCAATGCCGGCACCGACAGGCACAACGAACGCAAGCATGAAGCCCGCAAGGCTATCTATGCCGCTTTATCTGGTGAACTGGAAGATAACGGAGCGAGTGCCACCGGAAGCAAACAGGGCCGAATTAAACACGCTGCGACAACAGGCTGACCAGAAACTGATTGGTGCCGATGTAAAGCAATTTGCCGTGGCAATGGCGACGTTCTGGGATTTTGTGCGTGTGTTTCAGGTTGGTAAGGAACCGGCTGACATCGAAGCCGCGACAAAAATGTTTCGCAAGGCGTTGGAAGATGTTCCAGTGGATCTGCTGGAAACAGCAGTCCAGCGTCTTATTACGACGTGGAAGTGGGGCAGCAAGTTTCCGCTCCCGGCAGATATTCGATCACATATTGAAGAAGATCTGACAATGCGCCAGCACGAACGCAGACGTGTTCAGCATATGCTGGATGCAATTGATCGACAGGTCAGGTCACGGTAGCGGCAAAGGTAGGCGGGCAAAATGACACCCGACCAGCTGGATGATCTGTTTTTTGAAGCAGCAAAAACTGAACGCATGTTGCCAGCAGCACATCGTACCAGCAGCCTGACGTACTGGCCTGAAACCACGGCAAAGGATTGGCTGAACTACGCGGCAGACAAGACGCACGTCAGGTTGACGCCATCGCCTAGACAAATCACCAACTACGAAACAGCCATCAACTTGCTGACTAAACTGCCGAAGATAGTTGACCGGCAATTGGTGTGGGCAAGGGCATGTGGTGCGTCATGGGCAAGGCTGGGCAGGCAGCTGGGTATCGATTACCGCACCGTAAAGCGTCAGCATGGTGATGCGCTTGTGTATCTGTCCAGATGGACAAAACGACATATGCCAAATTAGCCATGTTGTGCATGTAGGAGATTCGTGAATGATTCTGTGTACGCTGTGTTTTCCCTGTTTCCCTTCCAGTGACGCAGCAGATTACAGGTCTGCCCAGCCCGTGATTGTCTCCTTCATGGGCTGGGTTTTTTAATGGCTACTCAAGCAATCGCAAAACGCAAAGCATCACAGAAGCTGACGAAAAGCAGGATGGAACGCATTTGCGTGCAGATTGCGGATGGCGAAGGTTTGAAAAAGATATGCGAGCGTGATGATGATCTTCCAAGCTATCGCACGGTTCTTCGGGCGTGCTTGCCAAACGGTTCGCACTTCAATCAGGAACTCGCTGATATGTATTCTGCAGCGCGTGACGTCCAAGCTGAACTCCTGTTTGACGAGATTGCAGAAACCGCAAGGCAAGCAGCAGACGACGAAGACAGCAAAAAAGCGAACGCGTACAAAGTCAAAATAGACGCGCTGAAATGGGCAGCTTCCAAGCTGTTGCCGCATCGTTACGGCGAGAACCGCAACGTTATGGCAGCAAAGGTGGGGGCTGGTGACAGTCAAATCGAGGTGGTCTGGGCTGGTCCGCCTACGACTTAGGCAATGTTATCAAGGGTGTTGGTTGGAAGCAGACCCTTTAAAAGCACGCACCTGTCACCCTTACGCGCGTGAAGGCGCAAAAACAGCCAGAAACGCACAAATTGTGCAATTTGGTCCGTAAGTTGTTGATTTTATTGGATGCCCACCGGGTGTCATTCCCGACAAATACACCTAGGGGGAGGGGGTCTTGGTCGTCAAAAAAGGGGTAGGGTGTTGTATCTAAAGGGTTTTTCGGTAATTGACCCCCCACCACCCCCCAAAACACGGCTGCTGGCTGGCACGTATATAACACCCGTCCAAGAAGTCCTCACATCCACACTGCCCTTGCCTGCAAAACAGGGCTGCACCTAATGACAAAAGTCGTCATACCGTACACGCCGCGAGCGTTGCAGGCAGAACTGCATGCGGAGGTGTCGAAACATCGCTGGTCGGTGCTGGTACTGCACAGGCGTGCGGGAAAAACCGTGTTTGCTGTGAACCAATTGCTGCGTGCGGCGCTGACGAATACGAAGCAGAACCCCCGGTATGGGTTTATTTCGCCCACGTTTCGCCAGTCAAAGTCGGTTGCATGGGATTATGTGAAACTGTACGCCGGCGTGATACCGGGTGCGACGTTTAACGAGACAGAACTGCGTTGCGATCTGCCGAATGGCGCAAGAATAACGCTGATGGGATCGGAAAACGTCGATGCTATCCGTGGGATTTATCTGGATGGCTGCGTAATTGACGAATACGCGGACTGCAGGGAAGACCTGCTGCCGGTCGTGGTAAGGCCGGCTCTGTCGGACAGGCTTGGCTGGTGCGTGATCCTTGGTACGCCACGCGGTCACAACCATTTCTTTGATATCTACCAGCAGGCTGCGGAGGAAAAAGACTGGTACGGCAGGGTCTGCAAGGCATCTGAAACAGGGATTTTGCCGCAGGAGGAACTGGACGCGGCAAAGGTGATGATGTCGGACAACCAGTTCGAACAGGAATTCGAGTGTTCATTTACCGCGCATGTTGAGGGTGCGGTTTATGGCACGCAGTTACAAAAGGCGCATGAGGAAGGCCGTATTACCAAGGTGCCGTATGACAGCAGTTTTCCTGTCGATACGTGGTTTGACCTTGGCATGGCCGACGCCAGCGCAGTCTGGTTTACACAGACAATTGGTCACGCAATCCATGTGATCGATTATTACGAATGCCGTGGAGAAGGAATTCCACACTTAGTCAGAACCCTTGATGAAAAAGAATTCGACGTCTACGGCACCCATAACGCGCCTCACGACATAGAGGTGCGGGAAATGTCCACGGGCAAGACCCGCCGCGATACCGCAAGGGAACTTGGTCTGGATTTCAACGTCGTGCCACGCATCCCGCTGGAAGACGGTATCCATGCGACGCAGCTGCTGCTGGATCGTTGCTGGTTTGACGTACACAACTGCCAGCGTGGTTTGGACGCATTACGGCACCATCACCGCGTTTATGACATGCACGCACGTAACTTTAGGACAAAGCCGAAACACGATTGGTCATCGCATGCAGCGGATGCCTTCAGGCAGTGCGGTGTTGGTATGGAGACGAATACACGGTCCAATGCAAACAAACCCCGGTATGCACAGCAACAATATAATCCATTTGCCCAACAACTTGCCTGACGTCCTTTATGGCGACGTCGTTCGTGTTTGTGATTGGGTGCAGGAAAGAACGCCCTATATCGAAGGGTTTGACGTTTTTAACGAAGATACGCAGACAATAGGGTTTACAAAAAACAATCGCATCGTCTGTGGTGTCGTTTACACGGATTACCGTGGGCGTGACATACAGATGCACTGCGCTTGTGATGATCCGTCTGTCTGGACGCGTGAGAACATCCGTATTTGTTTTCATTATCCGTTTAACCAGCTGGGCGTTGTGCGTGTAACAGCGCCGGTTCCCAGCACCTATGAGCGTGCGCTGAGTATCAACCAGCGACTTGGTTTTCAGGTCGAGGGTGTATTGCGTGATTTTATTGAAACTGATGTGGACGTCGTGTTGTTGGGCATGATGCGTCACGAATGTAAGTGGATTTGATTGATATGGGATCTAAAGCACCACCTGTAATGATGCCGGCGGCCCCGGCGGCACCACCGCCGGCACCGCCTGCGACGTTGGATAACGCACAATCGATTATTGATGATCCCGGTGCGTCTGCTGAAAGAAAGCAGCAGGCACGTGAGATATTGGACAAACAACGCGACGAAGCGGCACGGCAGCGCGAACGCCGTGGTCGGTCCAGCACCATTATGACGTCCCGTCAGGGTGTGACTGAGGAAGCCAATACGACTGGCAAAACGCTGTTGGGGGACTAATCAATGCCTATATCCGTGCCGAGACCAATTAAACGAATTGGACAAGCAGTTGGCCTTATTGAAAAGCCACCGAAACCGCCGCCGCCGCCAGCTAGACCTGCACCGGTAGCAGAGGGTCCGACAAAAGCGGAAGTAGAACAGGCAACGGCTGTTTATCAGGAAGGTCTGGAAACCAAGCGCCGTGGTCGAGCGTCAACCATTATGAGCGGTCGACCGGGTATCACGAACCAGTTGGATCAGGCGTCTACCACGCGCAAAACACTGTTGGGCGGTTAACCGATGGCGCGTGATCCTCGCACAGAAAAGCTGCTGGAGCGTTTCGACACCCTGCGTTCGCAGCGTGCGAACTGGGAAACGCACTGGCAGGAAATCGCGGATTATATGATCCCGCGCAAAAATGACGTGATCCATCAGACGCCGACTGCCGGCGAAAAGAAGATGGACCTCGTGTATGACTCGACGGCCATACATGCGCTGGAACTGCTGGCAAGTTCACTGCACGGCATGCTGTCATCGTCTGCGTCACCGTGGTTTACCCTGCAGTTCGCTGATCGACAGCTGAATGATGACGTTGTGGCGATGGAGTGGCTGGAGAATGCCACTCAGGTAATTTACGAGTTTCTGTCAAAGTCGAACTTTGATCAGGAAATACACGAACTTTATTACGATTTGTGTGCGTTCGGCACAGCGTGTTTGCTGATTGAAGACGATGGTGTGAATGGTGTGCGTTTTTCGGCACGCCACATTGCCGAACTGTACCTTGCTGAAAACAGCAGCGGTCGTGTTGATGTCGTGTACCGAAAGTTCAAGATGTCCGGCAAGGCAATGATTGAGCGTTTTGGTCAGCAGGCACTGCCGACACAGCTGTTAAAGCAGATCAACAAAGACCCGTTTATCGATCACGAATTGTTACACGTCGTGCAACCGCGTGATCAGCGTGACCCGACAAAAGTTGATGCGCTAAACAAGCCGTTTGAGTCTGTTTATATTGAACAGCAGTCGCGCAAGATTATTGCGGACGAGGGCTTTGACAGCTTTCCGTACTGTCCGGTCAGGATGTTGAAGGACAGCGCCAGCGTTTACGGCAGGTCAAGCGCGATGGTTGCATTACCTGACGTGAAGATGCTGCAGAAGATGTCGGAGACGACCATCAAGGCGGCACAGAAGATGGTCGACCCACCATTGCTTGTGCCTGATGACGGCTTTGCGATGCCCGTGCGTACCACCCCCGGTGGCCTTAACTTTTACCGACCGGGGTCGCGCGACAAAATAGAACCGCTGAATATCGGTGCAAACACACCTGTCGGTATTCAGATGGAAGAACAGCGCCGCAACGCCATTCGTCAGGCGTTCTTTGTCGATCAGTTAATCATGCCGACCGGTCCACAGATGACCGCAACAGAGACGGTTGCACGCACTGAACAGAAGATGCGTTTGCTTGGCCCGGTCATGGGGCGTGTGTCACAGGAACTGCTGAAGCCGGCAATCAATCGTGTGTTCGACATACTGCAGCGGCAGGGGCGTTTTGGTGAAATACCGGAGCAGCTGGACGCGCAGGAAACAAAAGTCGAATACGTATCACCGCTTGCAAAAGCGCAAAGAACCGGCGACCTGCAGTCGCTGATGCGTGGTGTCGAGATACTTGGTTCGCTTGCCCAAGTCGCACCTGTCTTCGATTACCTCGACAGCGATGCGTTGGTGAAGCACCTGTTCGACATACTGGGCATACCGGCAAAGATTACGCGCAGCGCAGAAGAAGTCGCGATGATGCGTGACGAACAAGCCGAACAGTTAGCGCAGCAGCAGGAAATGCAAGCGACTATGGAAATGGCGCAGGCAGCTGGTGCCGCCGCGCCTGCCCTGAAGGTCGTCAATGACATGGGACCGGCAGCAGCGCCGGCTGAATAAATGCAACAGATAGACCTGATGCGCGTGTACCACGCGTGTTTGACGTCTGACGAAGGCGTGGTTGTCATGGATGACCTGCAACAACGCTTTGCCAGCAATTCTACGTTCGTCAAAGGCGATCCGTATGAATCAGCTTTTTTGGAAGGGCAGCGCACGGTCGTGCTGTTTCTGCAGGAAATGCTGTCAGAAGAACGAATGCAACGAATGATGGAGCGAATTAACGATGGCTGAAGAACAGGTAGCGGCTGACGTCTCGCAAGAGGCAGCGTCAACGTCTGTGGAGCAAGCAGCAACGACGGAAGTATCAGCAGAACAACCCGCAGCGGTAAGTGACTGGCGTGCGGATCTGCCGGAAGAAATCCGGCTTGATCCCTCAATGTCGACAATCAACGACGTGTCGTCACTTGCAAAAGGTTACATACACGCCCAGCGCATGATCGGCAGGGACAAGATCCCATTGCCATCTGACAGCGCGACTGAAGGCGAATGGTCAGCGGTCTATGATCGTTTAGGTCGACCGTCGTCACCAAGTGAGTATCAGCACAGCTTTCAGTCAGAAGAAAGCCTGCCGGGACAGATAGATCAGTTTAACGAAGCAGTACACAAGCTGGGTCTTACAGAAAAGCAGCGTGCCGGCATTATTGATATGTACGAAAGCATGGTGTCGGAAACGTCTGACAGTATGGAACGCGGCATGGTTACGAGACAGGCTGACGTCGAAGCCGAACTAAAACGTGAGTACGGCCAGACGTATGAAAACGCTATTGCACGTGCAAACAACTCAGCAAGGTTCTTTGGTCTGGAAGATGACTTTATGAACCTGCAGCTGGCTGATGGCACGATGCTTGGAAACCACCCTGCGCTTATCCGCGCATTCGCCAAGGTAGGTGACTCCATATCGGAGTCGACCGTAACTGGTGAAACGACCAACCAGCTAATGACGCCTGCAGAGGCGCAGCGCCAGCTGGATGATGTACGTCGCATGGACGGTCCATACTGGGACAAGAAACACCCAGAGCATGACCGGTACGTGGATGAAGCAAGCAGGTTGTACGAAATGATACACGGCGACGAAGCCGCGTAGCATGTATGGGGTAGCCGAACGGTCCCGTTGCTTGCACTAAAGTAGTGCCGTCGATCAGACGTAAAATGAAGGCGAGTCCGTGTTCCACGGGTAGCTAGCTGATTTCCCTTAAACCGTAGCAATGGAGGTGGACAAAATGTCTACTCAAATCACTACGGCGTTTGTTAATCAGTTCTCGTCGAATGTCCAGATGCTTAGTCAGCAGATGGGTTCGCTTTTTCGCAACGCTGTCGATGCAGAGTCGGTGGTGGGCGAGAAGGCCTTTTTCGATCAGGTCTCAAGCGTTGCGGCAGTAAAACGTACCAGCCGCCACGCCGACACGAGTCTGGTTACAACGCCTCACGAAAGAAGGATGGTCACCCTTGACGATTACGAATGGGCTGACCTTATAGACGATCAGGACAAGGTCAGATTATTGTCTGATCCCACGTCGGTGTATGCCAAAACGGCGGCAGCGGCTATGGGAAGGGCTATGGATGATGAGATCATTACTGCCCTGATCGGTACTGCCAAGACCGGTGCATCTGGATCGACGTCAACTACGTTGCCGTCAGCCCAGAAAATTGTGCATGGGTCAGCGGGGCTATCAATTGCAAAATTGGTCTCCGCGAAGAAGATTCTTGATGAAGCATCGGTTGACCCCAGCATACCCCGGTATATTGCGGTCGCGCCGGAGCAGATTGAAGACCTTCTTAACTCGACTACTGTTACAAGCGCAGATTTCAACACGGTGGGATTCGCCTAGCTTGCTGGCAACAGCTTGCTGAAACTCAGTCAAATTCGGGGAAGCCTTAACAGGTAATGCTGATGGTAATCGCGAGCCAAGCCCTTTGGGGAAGGTGTAGAGACTAGACGGCTGACACCCCTAGCGGGTGAAGGGATAGTCCAGACCACAAAGCCTATAATATCGTTATAAAACAACGTGTTATAGGGCCGCGGCGAAAGCCGTAGATGGTACGGAAAGCACTTGTACAGGGTGAAATTGATACCTTCGTTGGTTTCAAATTCATCGTCACAAACCGGCTAACTGATGACGGTACTTCACGCCAGTGCA